GATGGTCAATGAAACGGCTAGAAAGGCAATCGATTTGCACATAGAGAATTTAAGAAGGGAAATTCGTAGATTGGAGGAATGATCGTGGATAAGAAAGCGACAATGAAACGAATTGCTGAATTAACAAAGTCAGAATCTTGGCAAGAAGACAAAGAAATAGTTGCAGAAGTCCAAAAGCTTGGTAAACCAATGTGGACTGAAAAGCCTAAACGGAAAACGCCGAGAAAAATTGCAATCTGGCATGGTGATCGAATTCTAGTGACAGGTACTGCTGAACAGCTATCTGAGATTACTAGACTGAGTAAAAATATTATTTGGGATAGGGCTAAACGCGAGAACGTTGATTCAAAAGGACGACAATTTAAGTATGTGGAGGAGAAAAAATGGCGAGCGTTTTAAATGAACCAGTATATAGAGTTAAGGAATATTCTAAATTAAATCGTCTATATGCAGAAACAGAACAGCAAAGAGAAGTATTAGATGTATCCATGAAGCAAATATTTGTCGAATTTCCATGTTTTAATGGTGGTGTTTTAGGTATGTGGACAACGACTCGTATGGGAATTGAAATTGGTAGTCAAGCCGAAATAGAATTTGAAAGTGAGTTAAAGAAAGAGGAAAGTCAAGGCTACCGAATTTTAAAAAAGAAAAGCCGTACTTTGAAAAGGCTAAATGACATGATTGGAGAAGAACTAGAAGCATTTAATTCTGCACAATCAAATTACCGATTTGAACTGCTTACGCAATATGGAATGAACAATGTGAGTGGCGTACATTCTATTGATGGACAATTATACGTAAGTCTAAGAGCTGAACCAGAAAGAAATGAAGAAGAGCTAGAACCAATCGATTACAAAGAGTACCTTTCGTTTTATATCAATGCTAAAACACAGGAGGACAGCAAATGATAACGAGATTTCGAGCGTGGGATAAGCGAAAGAGCGTTATGAGAGAAGTAGCAGTCTTACATTTTACTAAAGGTGGCAAGGTCAACAGTATCGAATATTGGAAGACGCCTTCCGAATTGAAATCGTATCATGTACGAAATTTAGTCCTCATGCAATCCACAGGAATGAAAGATAAGAATGGTGTGGATGTCTACCAAGGCGATATCATCAGATGTACTAGGGGTTGTCCTCATGAAGTAATTTGGTTAGAGAAATATGGAGGAACATTTTTTGGAGGAATGCCAGCGTGGTATCTTTCAGGATTAAGTAATGGCTATTCGTGGACTGGTAGAGAAGAAGTCATCGGAAATATATACGAGAATAGCGAGTTATTGGAGGAACAGTAATGAAAGACTGGTTAGAAGAAGCAAGCGTCTTAGTTGGCTGTTTCATAAACTGTGCGTTTATATCTGTAATTATTGCACTGGTGGGATTTGTATCATTGAAAGTGATTATATTGCTTTGGCAGTTAATTTTTTAGGAGGAACAGTGATGAATAAACAGGAGGAAACAATCAAAAAATTAGAAAGTATTAAAGCGATAGGAAATGATGCAATAGCTGCTTGCTATAAGGAGAGTATGAATGCAGGTATTACGTTAATGAAAAAAATAGACGAACCGCAGAAACACGTCATGCCTAAGTTTTTTGACAAATGGGCAAAACAAGTCCTAGAAAAACGTGACAAGTTTTATGCTATATCTCTTATTACACGTGCGGGCTGGGGGTATGGCGTTGATTATGAACTCAATTATGATAGAGTGCCATCAGGAACAAAAGAGCTGTTGAACTGGATTGTTGAGAATGAAGGTGATGATTATCCTAATAAAAAGAAGGCGGTCGAAGCTTTACTGCACGGTTACGAGGTTGAGAAAGAGCCGTTGTACAGTGTAATAATTGCTGGCGATTACCTTGTCAAGGAGATCAGTTGCAGTAATGAAGTTAAACTAATATCAACAGCTTACCTGCCGCAATACCTTGCACACCACTACCAACTGACCGAAAAACAGATTAAAGCAATTGATGAAAGATTCTGGCCATTTGCTGTGCCAGTGGAAGAGGAGTAGGAAGGATGAACGAAGGTGAATACTTTGAACAGTAGTCTATTAACGACAGAGATTTTTAACTGGAAAGGGGTGTAGTCATGGACGCATCGGAAGTAGTAAATAAAATTAATAGTCTCAAAGAGGTTTTCGGAGACGTCGAAGTAGTGATAAACGCACAAGGCTATGACAACGGATTTTTTAAGCAGATTACCGACATTAGCATTCAGCAAGGAATGGAAGACGAAGATGGAAACTTTATCGATGAAGTTTCCATTTTAGTGACTTGCGAGTAAGTAATTGACAGCTAAAGAGGAGGAAGTGGGATGAAAGCATACACAATCAAGTTTTATGGAAATAAAACCTTTGTATACATCCTAAGCGGTCTCAGGCTTGATTTTAGAGGCTATTCAAAAGAAGACCTTTTAGAATCCTTATATGGTTACGGATATTTAAATGAAGATGAACTAATAAACTTAGAGAAATTTACAAATGCTTGGACGATTGAGGAGGAAGCGGAATGAAATACGAAATACCACTAAGTGAAGCGGGCATTCAAGCAATTATCAATGGTCGGGAGGTTAACATAGAACTTCCTGATGGTACTGAAATAGTTATCAGACAAAGTTATTTGAAAGATATGGCAGCTCCTGTATTAATTGATCGTTTTAACGTGACTGATTCTGTGGTAGAGAACCACTTAAAAGAATTTCGATCAAGTATAGACGACACTTTCAGATTAGGGAGTTGATTGACAATGAACAACAGACACCGCAGAATAACAAAACTAAGAAAACAGGAACTGAATGTACTAAAGACAAAGTTTGAAAAAGAATACGGAGTTTCTGTAAAAGAAGCATATAAAGTTTTGAGTCAGTGTGTTGCTGATGAGAGTAATGCTATTCGTAAGTTTGGAATTTCGATACTAGATATTAAATGGGAGGATACAGAATGAAGATTTATGTAGTAAAGTTTGGAAATCAATTTTACAGAAGTGATGAACGTTCTATAGGGGCTAACACATTATCCCTTGTAGACATACTCCAAAGTGTAAGATGGTTTGATAATCTCGAAGAAGCTAACCAAGTTTCACGACGACTTGGTGGATTAACGCAAGTATATGAACTGGTCACTGTCGATCATGAGGAGGTAGAGTAATGAAACTAAAAGACGGATTTTACGCTAGTAGTTATGGTATCGGCGGTTTAATGCTAGATATGCCGACAAAGAATCCTAAAAAACGTAAGAAACCAAAAGTCAAAGTCGGTGACATGGTTCGCTGTGAAGCAGAAGGATTCATCTATCCGTTTCGTGGATATGTAGAGCATCTCTATAATCACTCAGCAATCATTCGTATTGAAAACACGATGGAATGTGATAAGTGGTTAGCGAAAAGTAAAGAGAATTTAGCAGTGGTGAGATTGGTGGATATGAAGGCTATATAAACAGCGAAAAAATGTACTTCTAAGAGAAAAATTTATTTTTTATAAAAATAGGAAAGTATCATTATGAAAAAGACCACAGAGATAAATAAACCTACCACATAAAAAATGAATATTTCTTGCGATTCAATATAGGTATATTTAACAATTTGTACAATAAAAAATACTATAGGTAAAAAAGATAACATGAGGAGCTTATTTGTTCTAGAGTGTTTGACAAAGTAACAAAATGCGACGATACCAATACAAACGGGAATCCAAAATAACAGCATGCTCCACATAGTCACTCAACCATCTCCTATACGCTTTATTATCAATAGATAATATCATTTTTCGTAATAAAGATAAAAAAATAAGTAAGGCTTCTCATTAAAATATAAAAAAGACAGCCGACCACTGGCTGTCCTTAGCAGAATATTGAAATAGTGAGCCATCTGTTTTCCGCCAGATAGCTCAACATGTATATGGATAGTGAGCGTAACCTCACTACTCGAAAAGTTTAGCACAGTTAAAACAGATAAAACAATAAAAAAGCCGGATCGCTCCGACTGATGTAATAAAACAGACAAGTTTATTATATCACATAAAGGAGCGGTTTGACTTGGTGCAATTGTTACGAGAGGTAGATTTCAAACAGACAAGATGTAATGCGAGAGATGTGCTGAAGAACTTTCGGCGTTTGGAGCGGATGGCAGGTCGCTCTTTGATAGATATTAAGTCGCCGATTATTACGGATATGCCTAAGGCACCGAAGCATGGCAATAAGGCAGAAGACGCGATCATTCAGATGATGGATATAGAAGCAGAGAGAGATGCGATTCTAGCGGCTTTGATGGCTCTTAGTCTGATTAGTCGCCAGATACTCTACTACAGTTTCTGTGACGTAAACAAGCACTCTAATTATGAAATAGGGCAATTGATACGAGGATACGGTGAAAAGAATGTAGAGAAGCTGAAATCCATCGCATTGATCGAATTTGCAGAAGCATACAAAAAAGGCGTGTTAGTTCAGTATCGTTAATTTTGTAGGGTTTTTGTAGGGATAGTGTAGGGTTTTTGAGCGGTTTAACGTGATATTATGATAGTGTCGAAAGATTAGTGATAGGTCTGAGACAAAATAAAATGTAGGGGAGGAAATCTCCCTCATCGTTTTAAATTAAGCTTCGATAGATAGCAGCAAATATGAAGAAAAGGATGTGAACTCAACTCCTTCTGAATTCTTCGTATGCTGCTGTCTATTAAATTATGTATCGAACGGAGGTAGGCTAGTGGAAACAAGAGATGATGAAACAGCTATTGTGAATAAAGCTGAAAGTGAAAATTCTAGTTTTTTTGTAAAAGCAAATTGGAGCATTGATTTACCAGAAGGGAATATCAACACTCCAGTAGCAGAACCTATAAAGTATAGTCCTTCCACGGCAAAGCCTGATAAGGAACATTAGAAACGAAATATTTTAAGGAGTGTGAGAACTCCTCCTAAATTCTTCATCCGTTGCTGTCTATTAATTTATGTATTGGAGGGTATATAAAATGAAGATCGCTTCCGAAAAAATTGATCAACTAACTATTTTAGTAAACCAAAGAATCGAAGATATTATCAAAGAATTCGAAGGTGAAAAGATTAAGAACATAAAGCTTACTTTAATGGATCATAAGTTCGAATTAAATTCGACAAAAAGGAAGATCGTTGAGCTTATAGAAGAAGAAATAGCTCTCCAGATCAATGAGCAACAATTAGCTAATTAATTTATGCATTGGAGGGAAAAGAAATGGATAAAGAAAGTACACGCGAGCATTATCTGAGTAAATTCAAACGTAACAATGAACCAGAAGAAGTTTTTGGATCAAGCGTTAAAGAGGTTGGAGAAAAACTAACTCAATTATTAAAAGAAGAAGACTTAACATATGACGAAGCATACGCAAGTCTTCAGTACTGTTACAATTTATTGAAGTATGAGTCTAATTTTCTGAAACTTCAATAGTAAATAATTCGTAATTGGATTCTGGCAACAAACAAAAATTGAATTTTTTTCCATCAATATATTCCGTATTATAAGCCAATGTAGAAAATTCTCTATAGTCTTCTATCTGCAGATTGCCTATAAAAGCTTTAACTTTTTCTAATAATAGTTGGGGATGATCCAAAAGTTTTACTGATTGTCTAGGATATGAAAAACTATCATTCCATGTCTTAGCAGCTTTTGCCCAAAGGAATCCTTTTTCTGCACCACTTGCTATGGATATCTTTGGGTTTGAAAAGTCAAAATCTTCATCCAAACTTTCTTGAATCACAGACCAACCTGTTTCAGAGAGTTTTAAAAAGTCTGCACTGAAAATTTTGCAACCATTCTTAACATACAGTTTAACAGTATAATTATCAGGGTCTAAACAATTTAAAATAAAATACGCAGCTTGAACCTCGCTTAAGTTCATATTTTTCACCACCTTTTAATTTATTTCAGCGGACCACTCGCTGATAACTAAAATTATACTCTTAGTATTTATTTTCACAATATTAATTTGTCGCTGTGGCGGAAAGGGTAGACGCTAAGCATGTGTGCTAGGTCAATGCTTCGGCAACCATGCAATGTTCGATTCATTGCCAGTGACTTTGGGTTTGTGTTAATCCCAAACTACCAGTTAGTAAAAACACAAAGATGTCTGGTGCATAGCAACTGCTGACAGGAAAGTTGTTAATGTAAAGCGATTCGAACGGACTATACCTGACAGAGATGTCCTATTGTCGAATTGAGTATCAGAGCTGGAAACCTCAACTGATGCACCTGTCAATTAGCAACCGAGGGGGGTATGAACTCGTGTGGTGCGAGCCCTAGGGAGGAACAGGATAACCGCCTGTGTGTAGGTTGCTATTACATAATTGGTTAGGTTAGATTGAGATTTGGGATTCGGTACAAATGAATCGTCAAATGACTCAAGCACAGGATCGGAAACGTCCCTGCCTGTGCATTACATATTAGATCACTCATTGAGTGGTCTTTTTATTTTGGAAGGGGAGTAAACAAATGAACGAAAACCAATTAAGAGAGTTGTTTAAAACGAACGAAGCAAACAAAACAATGGAGGCGACATTCTACGAAACTCAAAAAAGCTTAGCTTTAATCGCAAAACAAGCTAAGTATTTCTACGATCAGCTTATTCTGCAAGGATTTAATGACGCACAGGCTATGGAATTTATGATGCGAACCTTTTCTGCCAACAACCAACAGAAAGAGTGATACGTAATGAGGAACTACTGGTATGTATCACTAACTAATGAATATCCTCGAACCATTGATGATTGTTCAGTGCGTGTTGTGCGTTCTGTACAAATCAAAGGGAAGTACTCTATTGTCGAAATGGGGAGAGAAGCAACACCAAAAGAGATTGATAAATGCAAGCTGATATATTGCGGTCATGGCTATTGGAAAGACGAGTATATCCAATACAACATAGAGAGGTGGATAAGGTGACATACTTTGAATGCTTGCAGCAGTGTTTCAACTATGCAAGAGATAAGTTACCAGACACATACACCGTAGATGATGTTGCTATACATGTATTGAAGACTGAGAGCCATAGCAGTCCTGACGGCAGCAGTAAGGAGCAGGCGCTCGCGTGGTTCAAGTTCTTTAAGTGGATTAAGGAGGAAGAGTAATGAAGTTATTGGATTTGTTTCTAAAAAATAAAACTCAAGAGGTAAAGGATTATGAAACTCTATTAGCTTTGAGTGGGAATCCGGACACTCCTTTAGAACTAATTAATTCTCTTCGAATACAACAAGGGTTATCAGTGTTAGTTGACAGAGATCGGTTTCCTAAAGGGACAAGAATATTGAGTAAGCATGAGACGAATAAACTATTTCCAAAGGAACCTTACCTTCTAGAGATCAAACTAAAAGATACTGACTCAGTACCAGAGGTTTGGTACAAAGGTGAGAGGTTGGATGAATCGCCTAAAGGATTAGTAGATGTCTCGTATCATTGGAAGACTGATGGTTTTACTAATGATGATAGAGGAGCGAACGACATCACGATTCAATACTTTTCTAGCTTTAATGATAAGTATCCAGATATGAAAACAATCGGACACAAGAGAGATATGTAGATGATTGAAGTAACTACAAAAGAGGACAGAGCGAAGTTCTATTCATCATCACAGTGGAAGAAGCTGAGACTAAAAGCATTAGAACGGGACCATTACGAATGCCAATGGTGCAAAGAGCAAGGCAAAGTGACAACAATTAACGATGCAATATTAGAAGTAGATCACATTAAAGAGCTTGAATATCATCCAGAATTTGCGACGGATATAGATAATCTAAGAACATTATGCAAAGAATGCCACAATAAACGGCATAGTCGTATGAATTATCGCGGAGCAGAACGTAAGAAAAAATTTGATGATGAATGGTGGTAGGAAATCATACCCCCCGGTCGAAATATTTTGGCTAAAAATAAAAATTTTGGAAACCGGTGGATGGGTCAACTCCGCAAATCTATTAGCGATATGCGCATAACCCCCCTCCCGTAAGAAAGGAAGTGATTGGATGGCGGATTTAAAAATTAGAAATGAAAAAGTAGCTGCTGAGGAAAAACGATTGAATGAATTGTTTTTTGATTTGGCTGACGATAAGAAAAAAGTTGTATCGGGTCTGGTGACTCAAGCGGCACGATTAAAAATATTACTAGACGAAATGTGGATTGATATTTCTGAAAAAGGAGATTATGAATTATTCTCTCAGTCAGAAAATCAGATTCCTTACGAACGGGAGCGGCCGGTGGCAAAACAATACAACGCACGCGATCAATCTTATCAGCGGATTATAAAACAGTTGACAGATTATTTGCCAGAAGAAAAACGAGATGCTGTAAATAATGCAGCGTTAGATGGTAGTGATCTTCTATGACGTTGCTACAACCTTACTTTTTTGATGAGTATGTGGATTTGTATGAACGGGGAAAATTCCGTTTAACAAAGAGCGTATCCAGCTTGTCGAGTATCTCAAAAAGGAAGTCCTTCCGAGAGATGATTTGTATTTTGACGATGAGATGATTCACAAATTTATTCGTTATGCCGAGAAAAATTTTTTTCCGTTAGCTAAATATCAGAAATTTATTACACCTTTCATTTTTCTTTACAAAAAAGAAGATGACGAGGTGTTTTTTAATGAAATTTTGAACTCTATTGCGCGCGGGGGTGGCAAGAATGGTTTCATGTCTGCACGAGATTCGTTCTTTATTTCCCCGCTCTATGGTGTGCGAAATTACGATGTGACTATTACTGCCAATTCGGAAAAACAAGGGAAAGTTAGTTTTAAAGAAGTCTATGAAACTGTTCAGGCGAAACGTTTAGAACAGCAGTTTTATTTAACGAAAATGGCAATCACCAATCGAGTAACGAATTCCATTTTTAGTTATCGGACCAACAACCCGAAAACGATGGATAGTGCTCGGGATGGCTGTTTAGAATTCGATGAAATTCACATGTTCGAGAACTCGGATATCGTGGACATTCAACGGAGCGGGCTAGGTAAGATTCAACATCCACGGACATTTTACAACGGAACAAATGGACACGTCCGAGAAGGCTTTTATGACCGGACATTAGAAAGAGCACAGAAAATTTTTAGTGGAGAAAACAAGAACGACCGTTTGTTTCCATTTATTTGTAAACTCGACACGATCGAAGAGATGGAAAAACCGAAATTATGGTCTAAAGCGAATCCGATGTTCGAAGAAGATTCTCCTTACGCCAAACGCTTGTATCAAACTGTTATGGACGAATACCTAAAGTTAGAAGAAGAGCCGTCTGGTCGCCGGGAGTTTGTCGTCAAACGGATGAATTTTACCGAAGGCGATATGGAATCAGATATTACTACGCACGAAAAATTACTAGCTACTAATCAGCCGATTGGTGATTTAAAAGGAAAATCGTGTGTCGCTGGCTTTGACTATGCGGAAATTCGAGATTTCGCCAGTGTTGGGCTGCTCTTTAAACAAGATGAGAAATTTATCTGGATGCAACACAGCTTTGCCAGAAAAGAATTCTTAGACACTTTTAAAATCAAAGCACCAATCAAAGAATGGGCAGATAAAGGAATATTCACAATCGTGGATGCTCCTTCAATTTCTCCTCAACTACTAATTGATTGGTTGAATGAAAAACGTGAATTGTATCAGATTGAAATGGTGTGCGCCGATGGTTATCGAATGGACCTGCTGCAACCGCTATTGGAAAAAGAAGGTTACAACTATGAATTCATTCGGAATATTCGAGGAGTCCAATCCAAAGTTGCTCCAATCATCGAAGACGGGTTTGCTAACGAAAAATTTATTTTTGGCGATGATCCATCAATGCGATGGTACACGAATAATAGCTACGCCAAAGTTGATAAATCAGGAAACAAAACATTTTTGAAAAAAGAACCAGTCCGGCGGAAAACAGATGGCTTCCACGCCTTTTTAGCTGCTTTATATAAAAGAGAAGAAATCGAAGACGTTGATTTAGAAGGCTTCTTTGATTTGATGGAGGACTGGGATTTTTAAGGCAGTGAAGGGAGGTGTATGACTATTGGGAGTGTTTCAATCGTTTTTTGATATTTTCAAAAAAAATTCAGAGATTGAATTAAGCTACGACTTTGACACGTTGATTGACGAATACAACACGCTGTATTTGAAGCATTTAGCAATCGATACCTGTGCAGAATTTATAGCACGAATATTCAGCCGGTCAGAGTTTCGAATTCGGAAAAACGGACAGCCGATCACGAACGAGTGGACGTATTTATTAAATGTACGCCCGAATCTGGATCAATCAGCTTCTTCGTTTTGGCAACAAGTCGTTTACAAGCTAATCACTGAAAACGAAGTATTGATCGTACTTTCTGACGATGATCAATTGTTGATTGCTGAAAGCTACGTTCGAAAAGAATATGCGTTGTATGACGATGTTTTTGAAAGTGTGTGGATGAAAGGCTACGAGTTCAAACGAAAGTTTCCGATGAGTGATGTCATTTTTTTACAATACAACAACAACGACTTGAATAGATATGTTCGTGGATTGTACGAAGATTACGCTTCTCTCTACAACCGAATGGTTGAAGTAGCTATGCGAAATCATCAGATTAGAGCGACGGTCGGAGGTAAAGAAGGCCGAGGTTTTGATGACAAATTACAAAAGAAAGCTCAATCGTATATTGATAAACTGTACGAAAAATTTCGAAAAGACTCAGTTGCTATTATTCCGATGCAACAAGGGCTGGAGTATAACGAACTCACGAATACAGTTGGCGAAACTAATCAATCTATTGATGAGCTCAAGAAACTGAAACGCCAGTTTGTGGATGAGGTTGCCGACATTTTAGGTATTCCTTCAACAATTTTGCATGGAGAGTTAGCTGATTTAGAAAGCGCTCAGACAGTATTGAATAAATATTGTGTGAAATCTTTGAACAAAAAGATTGAAGACGAATTGAACGCAAAGACAATCAGTAAGGCGGAATACGTTGCTGGAATGGAAGTTAAAGTCGTTGGTGTGGATAAAAAAGATATCTTTGATTTGGCAGACGCAGTAGATAAGTTAATTTCGAGCGGTGGATTCAATCGGAATGAAATTCGTGAAGAAGTCGATTACGAAAGTATCGAAGGCGGCGATGAGTTTTACATTACCAAAAACTACGAGAAAGCGAAAGGAGGGGAGGAAGTAAATGACGAAACTGGAAATTAAAGGAACGATTATTTCTAATAATCAAAAATGGATTTACGATTTGTTTGAAATGGACAGCACATCACCGAAAGATATTTTATTGCCTGAAAACAACGAACCGCTAGAGGTTGTGATTAATTCGGGAGGTGGTGACGTATATGCAGGTAGTGAGATTTACACAGCTTTGCGCGCTTATCAAGGTGACGTGACTGTGAAAATCGTAGGTATTGCTGCAAGCGCCGCAAGCGTGATTGCAATGGCTGGAAACACAATTGAAATCAGCCCGACTGCTCAAATTATGATTCATAATGTTTCAAGCGCTGCTGCTGGCGATCATCGAACGTTAGCTCACGAAGCAGAAGTATTGAAAAATTATAACTCATCAATCGCGAATGCTTATATTGCAAAAACGGGCATTGAAGAAGCTGAATTGCTGGAATTGATGAATCATGAAACGTGGCTTACCGCTGAACAAGCAGTAGAAAACGGTTTTGCTGATAAAGTCATGTTTGAAAACAATGAAGCGCCGTTGCTGGTTGCGAGTGTGTCACCGGTTATTCCGCCAGACGCGATTTCAAAATTGGCAGAAAAGTTAAAACCGCAGTTTGATTTAGATGAATTGGCAAACAAAGTAGCGGAAAAACTAAATACTGAAAAACAAGAATCGATTGAACCAGAAAATGCTGGTTTGAAACGGTTCTTTTTTTAATAAAAAAATAAGGAGGTCATACTGAATGACTATGAAACTATCAAACGAATTCAAAACAATTCGTGACAACTTTTTAGCTGCTGTTAATGCTAATGAGCCAGCGGAAAAACAAAATGAGCTTTACGGAGCGATGCTTGATGAATTACTTAACGAAGCGAAAAAACAAGCTCGTGCTGAAGCAGAAGGATTGATTGCTGCAAACCCGGCAGACGCAAAATTATCTGCTCGTGAACGGAAATTCTTTAATGCAATTACAACTGATGTGGGCTACAAAGAAGAAAAATTATTGCCACAAGAAACAATTGACCGTATTTTTGAAAATTTAACAACCGCTCATCCATTGTTAGCAGAAATCGGTATGGTAAACGCTGGATTGCGTTTGAAATTCTTAAAGTCTGAGACTAGTGGCGTGGCTGTTTGGGGTAAGATTTTCGGAGAAATCAAAGGTCAATTGGACGCTGCATTCAGTGAAGAAGAAGCGATTCAAAGTAAATTAACTGCTTTTGTTGTTGTACCGAAAGATTTGAAAGACTTTGGCCCTGCTTGGATCGAATCTTTTGTATCTACTCAAATCGATGAAGCTTTTGCAGTTGCTTTAGAAGCGGCGTTCTTAGCAGGAGACGGAAACGGCAAGCCAATCGGCTTAAATCGTCAAGTACAAGCTGGCGTGGCTATCAGTGGCGGAGTATATCCCGAAAAAATTTCAATTGGTGATTTAACTTTTGCTGATTCTGCTACTACAGTCAAAGAATTAACGAACGTATACAAACACCATTCCACTGACGAAAAAGGTCGTGCTGTTGCTGTTGATGGCAAAGTAGTCATGGTTGTTAACCCTGCTGATGCTTGGGATGTTAAACGCCAATATACTTCTTTAAATGCTCAAGGCGTGTATGTAACTGCGTTGCCTTACAATTTAAAAATCGTTGAATCTTTGGCACAAGTTTCCGAAAAAGTCGTTACTTTCGTTAGCGGACGTTACGATGCTTACATCGGTGGCGGTATCACTTTGCGTAAATACGACCAAACTTTAGCAATCGAAGACATGGATTTGTATACTGCTAAACAATTTGCTTATGGAAAAGCAAAAGATAATAAAGCTGCTGCAGTGTGGGGATTAAAAGTATCCGAGGGAAAATAGAGTCCCCCGCAGTTATTAATGTTGAACCGACAAGTGACGGAGCAACAATTGCACTGCGATAGAAAGGGGCGTTTCTATTGGAAGAGAAATTGCTAAAAGATTTCAAATCGCGGATGAGAATCTTTCATACTGCTGACGATGACAACTTAGAAAATATTTTGGAAAGTTCAACTGCGGCAATAAAGCGTTGGTGCGGAAGTGAAGATATTACTAAGCCAGAAATTCGAGAATTAATCATTGAACGTAGCAGATACGTTTACAATGATTCTCTCGAATTTTTTAATGAAAATTTTTTGTCCGAATTAATGGCCGTCTCTCTCTCGAATTATGTGGAGGAGGACGTTAGCGATGAAGAAACCAACGTTTGAGTATCAGAAGCCTAAAGTTAATAATGGTGTGATGAGAACGCCAGTTGAATTTTTTAGCTATAAGCCAAAACCAGGGCCGATGCCTGGTGAAGAAGAAAAACAAATTATTTTTAACTGCTTTGCTGAAATATATAATCCGTCGATGAAAGATTTAGAAATTTTAAACTCTAAAACGACTAAGCAGGCGGTTACAGTTACTATCCGAGATCCGCAAGAAGACTATTTAGTCTCTAATAAACATTATGTGGAGATTTTAGACAGGCGCTATAGCGGAATCAGGTGGAATATTGCTGATGTTCGAAATGATTTTACGGATAATCGTTTCATTACGATTCTTTTGGCGGTGTATGCCGATGAATAGCGTAGAAGTTAAAGGCGTAAACGAAACGTTAAAAGCAATGGAAAAAAGACTTGGTGATAAAAAAGTCCGATCGATTGCTCGCAAAGCAATCAATACCGGCGCTGAGAAAGTCGAGAAACGTCTACAGTCTGACATGGTCGTTTTTAAAGATCAAGGATATACGATTGATGAAGTTGTTCGTAAAAATGCGACGTATAAAAATTACAATACTGAAGCAGAAATCGGTTGGAATGGTCCACATCAACGTTATCGATTAATCCATTTAAACGAATGGGGCTATACAAGAAACGGTCGCCAAATAAAACCACGCGGGTTTGGCGTTATCACAAAATCGTTAAAGAATTCTGAACCCGTGTACTTCGAGACAGTGGCATCGGAGGTAAAGAGAAACCTATGAAAGATATGCTTGTTAATATCTATGAATTGCTGTGTAACAATGAATACATCAAAAACATGACGTTCAATGATGAAACAGAAGAATATCGTATCAAGTATTATGAACAGCCAGAAACGGCGGATAAGACTGGGGCGTTCATCACAATTAGACCTGTGGACGTCCCAAACGAAGCTTATCACGGAAGCGATAAAGAACTTTCTATTGAACATCTAATACAAATTGATGTTGAGTCTAAGTACAGAGCAACATGCAAACAAATGCAATATGAAATTAAAAAAGAGATGAAGAAGCTTGGCTTTGGGCAAGTAAATGGTCAAGGTTTAGACGAATACTTCTCGGAGGCTAGACGTTATGTAGACGCTCGACGATATGACGGGAATACACGAATTTACGATACACAATATTAAAACAGAATAACAGGAATTAAGACACGAAAACTCGTGTCTTTTTTTGTTGTCAAAAAAAATTGAAAGAGAGTGATTATATTGACACTTGTAGGATTTAAAAAAATGACAATCGGAATTTTTGATAAGGACGGTAAAATTCCAAAAGATAATCAATTTGTTATTGAAGGTAAACAGGACAAAGGTGCAACAGTATCCGCAGAAATTAGCGGTTTATCAAAAGAATCTACGAAAGTTTATGGATCAGATATTGCATACTACATTTCACAAAAAGGGACAGGCGATGTTTCAGCGACATTTGGATTGTTAGATTTACCAGAAGATTTGAACGATAAAATTTTAGGATATAAAACGAATGACAACAAAATTAGCTTCTTAGGTGAAGATACTGAACCACCATATTGTGCAGTTTTAATGGAATCTGCTGATTTAAGTGGTGAAACAGCTATGTTAACTATTTTTAAAGGTAAATTCAGTCGAGAATCAATTAATTTGAATACAACTACTAACGAAGCATTCGAACCTGAAGCAGAAGAGTATGTATTCTCTGCTATTGCTAATGATACAGAAGGCGATGCGAAGGGGCAATCGGTTGCTAAATATGTCGGTAAGGAAGAAGCAGCTATCACAGCATTGCGTACTATGACTTTTCCAGCGGGGAAGTAGTTAGCCCTGTCGTTGGAAAAGTCACCCCAACGACGAATGGGGCAACAATCGCACTAAGTTAGGAGAATGATCATGCCAGAAACATTTAAAATTTATAAAAAAGATGGAACCAAAGTTGTGGAGGGAGCAAGTCCTCTGACAATCACTGGAATTGCAGCAAATACTCAAGTTGTACAGGGTGATTATCAAGCAGTTCGAGTAACTAATGATGTTGAATCGGCGAAAGTTGATATTCCAGCTTTTAAGACATTGCCCGAACAAGAACCGGAAATACCCGGCTTTGATCCTGAAGGAGACGTAAAGCCAACAAATGACAATACTGTTGAAGAAATTAAAGCATGGTTGACAGCACATGGTATTGATTACATTGGAAAGACGCTTAAATCAGATTTGCTTGCATTAGTACCAGCATAGTTTTTTTAGAGGACTGTAGTAGTCCTCTTTTTTATTTGAAAATATTAGGAGGAAATCATAGATGGCACAAGTTCGAATTGAATTAAAAAATAAAAAAGGCAAAAAAGAAGTCTTTGAGAAATTAGAAACAACCGGGAAAGACTATCGTTTAGCTTTGCAAACAATTAAAAAATTAAATGCAGAAAAAATCATGGTGTGGGATCAGTTAGATATTTATTTAGCTTTTGCAGTGGAAATTTTCAAAGCAGACAAATTGACCTCTGATCAAATTTTAGATGGGTTGCCTTCTGAAACAACTCGCGAAACATTAGACGGTCTATTAGGACAGGTAATGGGGATTGAAAGCGATCCAGATCCAGAAGCAAAAAAGTAACACCAGAAGAAGCTGAAGAAATGTATATGGAACTGTGTAGAGAATTAACGAAACAGGGATGGTCTCTCTCTGATATTGAAAATAATTCTTTTGACACGTTAATTGAAATTGCTTGTGTAAGTCCGAAAAAAGAAAAATCAAAAGAAGTCGACCTAAAAGATTTCATCAAATCCATTTAGGAAAGGAGGAAAATTATGGCAAACGGAAAACCAATTGGAAATATGAAGGTTATTTTGGATTTGGATAGTTCCGCCTTTTCTAAAGGACTAGAAGGTGCTAAAAAAAGCGTCGCTTATAACACAAAGGCTATGAAGGCCCAGATGCAAGTGATGAATTACTCAGGCGACAAAGTGGGTGCTTTGCAAGCCAAATATGACGGACTTAGCAAAACGCTTAGCTCTAACGAAAAGTACATGAGTAAGTTAAAGACTCAGTATGATAAAAGCTTCGACGCGAATGGTAAAGCAACGGCTTCCACTGCTAAATATGCAAATGAATTGAATCAAGCGATTGCTAAGTCTGCTAGTTATGAAGCTCAGATGAAAACTACTACAGGACAAATTGCCCGCATGAAGGTAGAAACAGAAGGTGTAACTGGGAAACTTAAAGCACAATCTGATCAGTGGATTAAGTCAGGAAAGAAAATTGAATCTTTCGGTAAAAAAATGTCTAGCATAGGAAGCACATTGACCATGTCTGTTACAGCGCCGATCGCTGCTGGGTTTGGATTGGCTACTAAGAAGGCTGTTGATTTTCAAACTCAAATTGGTGAAATTGGTCCATTGTTGACCAACGGTGGGAAAATGACAACCGAATATCGCAATCAATTAGATCAGATGTCTGATAGCTCGAAAAAATGGGCGAAGGAATATGGTGTTTCTACTACTGAAATAAATACTGGTTTAGCAGAAATTGTTCGTAAAGGTTATGACGCGAATCAAACGCTTGGTGTAATGCCTTCTATTTTAGATGCTACCAAAGCATCCGGGGATGACTTCAACGATGTAATGAATGTAACTACAGAAGTAATCAGTCAATTTAATTTGAAAGGTAAGGACTACAATAGCACAGTTAAAAATGCTACGCGAGTAACAGATGCATTGACTTACGTGGCTAATGCAACTTCTGCTGGATTTTCCGATCTAGGATTAGCGATGGGGTATGTTGGTCCGGTGGCAAACAGCTTGGGGATGGATGTTGAAGAAACAGCGTCAGCTATCGGATTACTTAGTGATGCAGGTATCGGTGGAGAAAAAGCCGGGACAGCACTACGAGGGGCTTTGACACGCTTATTGAAACCATCAGAACAAAATATCACTGGTTTCGAGCAACTAGGAATTTCTGTGGACGAGTTTAAGAACGGCACACTCACACTTCCAGATATGTTAAACAAAATCAAAGTAAACACTGAAGGCTGGACAGATGCCCAGCGCACGTCTGCAATCGCATTGGCATTTGGTACAGAATCGCAATCAGCGATGAATGTTTTGGTCAATCAAGGCGGAGATGCTCTAAAAGGATTGACTAAAGAAACTTACGATGCGAATGGTGCAACGAAAGAAATTGCAAAATCGATGAACAATTTGCCGGCTAACAAATTAGCTCGATTTAAAGAATCTTTGAATGTGTTAGCTATTACAGCTGGTGAAAAGTTGCTCCCTATCTTTACCCCAATCATTGAAAAATCAACCAAACTAATCAATAAGTTTTCAGAACTTGATGATGCATCGCAGAAAAATATCATTAAGTGGGTTGGCATAGCAGCAGCAGCTGGTCCCACTTTGAAATTGCTTGGCGGTGGTATTGCTGTAGTTGGAAAAACTCAAACAGCTGTAGGAAAATTAACTGGTAGTTTGGTTGACTTAGTTGCGAAAGCTGCTCAAAAAAAGGCAATGGATAGTTTTTCTACAACAGTTACTACTATTGGAACCACAGCTGCTAAGACCGCAGGCGCAGGTGGGCTAGGTAGTTTAACTTCTGCTTTAGGTCAGTCAGCAAGCGCAGCGAGTGCGGCAGCAGGTTCTGGTGGTATCGGCGCATTTACTGGTTCACTAGGTCTATTAAGTCCTGCGCTTCTTGGTATCGTTGGAGTAGGTGGTGCGCTGGCTCTAGGCTATGGTGCATGGAAAACTTTTGGAGAAGAAGCGTGGAATTCTTCTCAACGTGTAAAAGAATGGGGATCTGACGTCGGATCCCAAGTCGATAGTACGTTAGATACTGTAAAAGAAAAAACAAACGAAACCTCGGGACAATTTGGTCTAATGGTTCAAGGGTTCGATCAAGATACTGGGCCTATGGTCAAAAATTTTGAAACCATCGGCGCTACAATTGAATCTAGTTTAACTAAAAAAGTAGAAGGATTAGATAATCTATTAAAGAACCTACCTGGAACCGTGACTGATTCAATGAAAGAAATTATTGAAAATGAAAAAGAAATGAATCAGTCAGCTCTGGAAAAAATCCAAGAAAATAATGATCGCATTAAAGAAATAAGAGAAAAAGCGTCAAAGGAACATCGTGACATAAGTGTCGCAGAAGCGCAGATGATTAGTGATCTCTCGAAAAATACAGCTGAACAATATGTTAATACTTTAGATGTATCTGCTGAACAACGTAAAGCTATATTAAATTCTATGACTGGGGATGTATCCCAAGCTAGTAAAGAGCAAGCTGAGACTTGGCTTAAATCTTTAGGAGAACAAAGAAATGCCTCTCAAAATCATACAGCACAAATGAGAAAAGAACAGGAAAAATGGTTAAAAGATTGGGGCTATAATCTTGACGGTGAATTTGCCCAAAAATATTTAGCTGAATGGGATAAAATCAATGACGCAACAACTGATGGTTTCGATAGTCAAATAGCTGCAATTGTTGAAAAATATCCTGAATTAGCTGATAAAATTCACCTTGCAACAGGAGAAGTAATAGCAGCTAGTGCGAATACAAGCCAATATCTTATTGAGGATAACCAAAAGCTTCTAGACAATGCTGGCTATATGGCTGATAAACTAGCTGAAAATGCAAAAAAGAATGCTGATACATTAAAATGGGTGGCTAAAGAAGGAACTGACGGTGCAAAAGAATGGAACTCTTTAGAGCTTCTTGATAAAGAAGGAAACGTAAAGACGAACGCCCCAGAAATAATTAAAGAAGCTTCAAAAAATATTACAACATGGAATAACCTTAAGATGGTTTTACATGATGCAAATATAGATAGTAATGCTAAAAAAATGATTGGCGAAGCGGCGATAGCTAATGATTTGTGGCGTGGCATGGCTTGGGAAGACAAAGAAGCGGTGCTTCAAGACGAATTTAGCATTAATGTTTATAAAGCATTAGAATCTTCCGGAAAATGGGATGAACTTGATTTTGAGCAGAAGAAAGCTGTTCTATACTCGAATACTCCTGAAGTGATGGCTGAAACTTTATTTAATTTAGGTTTGTGGAGTGACTATCAACCAGAAATTAAAAACTTGAATGCAAAAAATTATGATTTTCTACAAACACTTTCTAAATCTGAGGAAAAATTAAAAATTTGGAATGAGACACCAGTTGACATTAAGGAATTATTTGCAAAGAATACTGATTTTCTGAATAAGATATTTTCTTCAGAAGAAAAATTGAATCTATGGAATTCAATTCCTGATTCAGAGAAAAAACTTCTTGCTGATAACATGGATTTTTTAACAAAAATCTCAACATCTAAAGAAACTTTGAACCAATGGAATCAGTTGCCAACTGATCAAAAAAACATCTTAGCTAATAATGAAGATCTGTTAAACAAAATATTTGCATCAGAAGAATCTTTCAATGCATGGAAAGCAATTCCTGATCCGGTCAAGCGTATGCTTGGAGATAATGTTGATATTTTAACTAAAGTCAAAGATGGAACTATTAGCATCGAAGACTATAACAAAAATGTACTTCCTCTATTGAAGAAACTATTCGGCGATAATTCAAGCTTAACTGGCGCGGTAGGTGATGCATCAGCTGCTATTGATAACTATAACAAGAATGTATTCCTAAACGATAAAACTGCAGTAGGTCATGATGAGGCTTCGCAAGCTGCAAAAGATGCATTTGAAGCGTTCAACATCTTCCAAACAAAAATACCAGATAAAATTACTAAAACGGTATCGGCTGACTTTATAGGTCCTATGCCTAATGCGAAAGGAACTAATTTCCATCCTGGCGGAGCCGCAATGGTAAATGACCAAAAAGGATCAACTTACGAAGAGCTTGTAACTTTACCAAATGGAGAAGCATTCATCCCAAAAGGTCGTAATGTTGTTTTAGATCTTCCGCGAGGATCGAAAGTGTTGAAAGCCTCTAAGACTAAACAATTAGTTTCTAAATATGCTGATGGTATAGGAAATATAACCACTATTTCAACCGCGCCGAATTTCGATGCTTTAATCTTAGCTATTAATGAGCTGACGGCAGTATTAAGAAGTCAGCAGCCAATAAGCAATCAGTTAACAACTGATACAAAGGTTGCGCAACCGATTATTCCTGACGCTTTATCAGAAAAATCAGATCAATATCTTGCCATTGGATCAGAGTGGCTGACTAATTTAATGAACGGCTGGAACTCAGTTGTTCCTCAATACATGAGCAGCGAAACGCTCTTTATTACGAATTATCTTAATGCCCTTAAATCGCAAAATAATCCTAGTTACCTACAGGGGGCAACTTGGAATAAGAATTTGATGAATGGCTGGAACAGCTTAACTGGCACGTTCATTGCTACAATTAATTCATTTTGCAATCAAGCGATGGTGACGCTTAGAAACTACAACACGCCTATGTACAATAACGGGCGAACTTGGCAGCAGAACAATCTAAACGGTTGGAATTCGTTATACGGATCATTTATAGCCCGTGTAAACCAACTCGGCAATGATTCGATTAACAATCTTCGTTCTAAAAATGGCGGATTTTACAATGCAGGCTCATTCCTGCTGCAGTCATTAATCAATGGAATGAATTCAATGGGCAATTCTCTAGCTTCTACAATGAATAGCGTAGCGAATACGATGGTCGGAGGCATGGGAAAAGGTGTTAATGGCGTTATCTCTGGCGTTAACTATGTTCTTAAAGAAGTAGAGTCAAGCAAGAGTATTGGTAACTGGGCAATCCCTCAATATGCTAAGGGAACTGAAGGTCATCCAGGCGGACTCGCTATGATTAACGACCAAAAAGGATTCGTACATGAAGAATATGTTCAGATGCCTGACGGTCGTGGGTTTATTGCTAAAGGTCGGGATCTCTTGGTTAACCTACCTAAAGGAGCCCAAGTATTAAATGCTTCCCTAACCAAAAAATTAAAAGAACGATTAAATGTTCCGCGTTATGAAAATGGTGTCGGAAATTTAGATATCGTTGATTTACTTGATGATGAAAAAAGAATGTTGGAATTCTTAACTAGCAAAGTTGATTTTTCAGGTATTAATGAGCGGTGGCTCGATATGACTAAATCAGGAACCAATTTGATGTCTAAAGCTGCAAACACAATGCTTCAATCGAAATTGAGTGAATTCTTTACTCATGGAAATTTTGACGGGGCAGTTAATGCCAACGGCGTTTATCAATATTTAGTTGACGTCGCACAGAAAGTGATGGGTAAGTTCCCAGGACTTACGGTAACGTCGGGTTATCGAGCAGGAGATGCTTATTATCACGGAAAACGTCAAGCTATTGACTTAGCTTATCCAGGTATATCAGGAGATCCTAGATATACAGCAGCTGCTAATTATGCTTTCGAGAAATTCCCTTCAAAAATTGCGTATGTCATTACGAATGGGCGTGTACGTGACCGCATGGGACTATCTGGAACAGGTTCAAGCGGACAATGGACGAACTGGCCAGACGGTGATCACTTTGATCATATCCACTTAAACGGTTCAATGGGCTCAGGGGATATATTCACTGGTGGTGGAGCTGGAGGCGGTGGTGTTGCACGTTGGCGTTCTTATGTGTCTAAAGCATTGAAAATGAATGGATTACCAGCTACAGCAGCTTATATAAATGCCTGGATGTCCCAAATCCAAACGGAATCTGGTGGTAATGAGAAAGCAATCGGCGGCAATGATGGACTAGCTGAAGGAAATGCGACGGGGTTACTTCAAACAAAACCCGGAACTTTTGCAGCGAATGCTTTTCCTAGTCACGGAAATATTATGAACGGCTTCGATAATATGTTAGCGGCTATCAATTACGCTAAGAAACGTTATGGGGTTGCTGGCATGTTGCAAGTTATAGGGAGAGGTCACGGTTATGCCAACGGTGGTTTGATCACTAAAGATGGCCTTTACAGAGCTGGTGAAGGAAATAAACCAGAAATGGTTATTCCATTGACAAGAAAAACAAGAGCTATCGAGCTTATGGGGCAAGCACTAGCCTTCCTTTCTGGAAGCAATAAAAAAGAAACGAAAAGTGAGATTAATTCTGTAGATAATAGACATATCCTCCAAGCGATAGAAAAACAGTCTCGTATGACAAATGATCTGCTATCATTATTACTCTCGTTTTTTAAAAGTAACAATCGATCAGATAAAGAACTAGCTTTAGATATTCAGAAAATTTTAATCAGGAGGACATAGGATTTGAGGACAGTAATATTAAGAAATAAATTGAATGAAGAAATTGATTTGTCCACAGAAGATTATTTTGCTACTGAAATGTCGAATCTAGGTTTTGAAGTTACAAAAGAGCATATTGGACAATGGGGGAGTTTCAGAGAAATAGGAGAGAGTATTGAATTGTCTGAATTTCAATCATCAGTTATGATTTCTGTTCACGGGTTTAGAGAACAACAATTATATGGTTCATTAGTTGAATTTCTGGCTAATGGACCTTTTGAACTAGAATTTTCTTTTGATTCAGAAACAATGATCAGGAAATGTAGTTTGAAATCATTATCTAAAACAGAAATTGATTCCCAAAGCTCATTGCTAACAGATACTTTGAATCTATATTTTACTTCAAGCTGGTATTCTATTAAGCGTGAAAAATTAATACAGAATTCAACTTCTCTCAATACACGTGGAAAAGTTTACTCATTTGTTCGACCATATGTCTACACCAAAAATGTATGGGAAAAGAAAGGTGTATTTAAGTTCAGTAATAATTCTGTATATTTGACAAATAGTACAGAGCGAATGTCTCCGTTAAAAATAAGGATTATTGGAGAGTGCTCGAATCCATATTGGGAAGTTATCCAAAACTCTAAAGTAGTAGCTTCAGATGGCTATTTTATTAATATGAAAGACACACAAATATTAGAAGTGTCTAGTTTGCTAGAAGACCAAACGGCAATTTTAAAAGATGCAGGTGGAGTTGAATCTTCTGTTTATCAACAACAAGATTTTACTAAATCAAACTTCGTCCAAGCGCCTCTAGGAGAATTCAGCGTTGTTTTTCATGTTGGACATGCAAATGTAGAGATTGAACTTTATGAGGAGCGTGATCTATTTTGATTTTAGCCATTACCCTCTTTCACCGAGATATGAATTTATATAACGAACGTTTAATTTCGACTGAGTTCGAATTTGGAACGGATGAAATTGGAGAAGAAGTAAGTAATTTTATTACAGATAAATATGTCCATGTAAAATCAGGAGATTTCTTGCTAGCAAAATTTATTCCTAGCGGGAAGATTGCTTATTTTGGAGTGATTAGCTCGCAAGAAGACAAAAAAATAAATTGCAAAGGATTACTCAGTTTAGCCGATAGCGAGATACCGACTGTAAAAATATCAGGTGCTAATTATGAAGAGCATATTCGACGACTGATTGAATACTACTTATTGAAAGATCCAACAAAACAACTAAAAAATATTTTGGAGGTAAAAACAGAAAGCGTTACTTCTCATTCTTATCAAGCTGTTGACACAAATAAGAGACGATTGAATGCATATATAATAAATGGGTTCAAAAAATATAATGTTAAATGGTATGTCAAAGAGATTAAAGGTAAAAAAATATATACTGGTATTCGAGCAGTTGATGATTCAATTTATATTAAAGATAATTCATCTGAGTTTAATGACTGGGATGTTTTTGTGCAATCTCCTGGACCAGGGAACGAGAACAAATTATTGATCGTAGATAAAGCAATGAAAGATATAGAAAATCCCTTGGTATTGTCTACGTGGTATTTAGATGACGAAAATAATCTTACGCAAGATTCAACGAATAAGAACATTGCATTGCCTACCGTTAATTTAGTAAATATATATGATCAAACTCAAGAAGATAGACCTTCTTATGAAGAGGTAGCTAAATCGGAGCTTAAAGGCAACGCCTATTCACATGAAATTAAAGTTAATGTTGTGCTAAATGCTAGAAATATCAATGTAGAAAATATCGAAACAGGAATGTTAGCGACTATTGTTTACAAAGAGCAGACTTACAAATCTGTTCTAACTGCCTGGCGAATATCCAGCAGTAAAAAGAATATAGAATTGACATTTGGTAATGTCCGAAGTCGATTTATGGATTATTTTGAGGATTATGGGGGATAAAAAATGGTTAGCAATGTGGATGGGTATCAATTTGAAAACGTGAAAGTAAGCGCAGAAAATGATGCTAGACTTTATCACGTTTTATATAATCGGAAAAATCAGGTTATTGATGGTTACGATCAGTCTATGAATTTATCTTCAAGCGGATTAACAGTAAAAGTTGCTGCAGGAGCAGCGATTATTCAAGGTCGTATGGTCGTTGTTCGACAAGAAGAAAGTATAACAGTTCCAGCAAACTCAAGTGGTTATATAGCATTAACAGTGGATTTGACACAAGAAGTTATACCTGGATCTATTCTTCCAGAATCGGAAGAATATGAATGGACTAATAATCAAGTCAAGCTAGAATTTATAACAAAAGTTATAAAAGGTAATTTAAACAATGGTGATAAGGTCTATAATTTACCACTATGCTCAGTTAATTCTACTGGATCAACTGTTTCAATCTCAAAGATATCGGATAGTTACGAGCTAACTGTCTCTAAAGGGGAAATTTTGTGGAGTGGGACTGCGTTATTGCATGATACTCAAACTGTCCAACCTTCAAAAAAAATGTGGCAGACAGTTTCAGGTTTTTTATTAGTATGGCTCCCATACGAAAACGGGCAAGCAATTGAGGATAGATATGTAACTACGCCTTTTTATAAAGAACGTGTAACTGTTACTAATGTTTTAGGAGAAATTGTTTCAGGATTTGATGACTATCACAAAAAGTGGTTTAGTAAACGAATAAACTATAATTCGAATACTAATATATTTACAGGTGCAGCAAGCAATGCAAGTGGAGATAACGCAAATATGGTGCTTAGGTATATAGTTTCTTTTTAGTTAGGAGGTATGGAAGAGTGGCAAATTTAGAAATTAAATTATCTGCAAATAAGAGACAGCCTTATCTACGTCACCGTGTTGTTGGTAGAGTTGGTGATGGGGGGCTCACAACAATCAATGTACAACTTCTTGAGGAAGATGAAATTACACCTTTTGTAATTAATCTAAACGGTACTTTGAAATTTGTGGGCGAAGTTTCAAACGGTAACTATACCGAGGGAGAACCAGAAATAATCGATTCGACTAATGGGTTAATTAGTTACACGTTCACTAAGTCAAATTTCAGCACGAGTCATCAATTCAAACAAGCATATTTTGAATATGTAGATCCTAACGGCAAAAAAGTAACTTTTCAGAACTTCATCATAGACGTGTTAGAACGAGTGGATATTAATTCGGAGCAAGCGAAATACTATATTTCTTCATTGGAAAAATTACAGAGTGAAATGCAAACCACTTTCAATCAGTTCATTAGTGATAAACAGGTCCAATACGATCAAATCTACTCGAAATATAACGAATTAGTAAGCTTGATAAATGAATCAGATAAGCAAGCAAATGAAATCGCTGAAAAAGTAGCAACTGCTCTTGCTGAATTCACCACTGGCGATTTTTTCAGTAAATCAGAATCTAACGATATGTTTGTTAGCAAAACAGCAGATCAAACGATTGGTGGGCAAATAACTTTCGCAAAAACGCCAAAAGTTGAAGATAAAAAACTAATTTTGAACGGTGAAGCAGTTGATTTACTCACATCACAGAATATTCCGGGCAATAAAAACTTTACTGGAGCTTTGACAAAATCAAGCAAGCCTGTTTTGACAACAGACGACAACAAATATGAAGTCGTAACCTTAACAGTTACAAACGGGAATACCGGATCAGCAAAGCTTTATCGTGAAGGAAAAACCGTCACTATTTATTTTTTTGCGTTGAATGGGAAAAGCAGTGCTGGAAATGATTCAACGATACTAACAATTCCAGAAGGCTATCGGACACCAATTAGTTTTGAACAACTGGTTGGGTCAATAGACCGTTCTACTTTGAACAGTGCTCAACTATCTATTGGTGCAGACGGAGCCATTAAATGGAGAAGAAACTCAAGTTATGGATCGGATTATTCATTTGTTATCACTTATTCAATTTAAGGGAGGAAATCTAATGAAAGTAGTTTACAAATCAATCAAGCCTTACGGATTCGAGCAAATCATTTTGAACAATCAAGAAAATATCCCTGAAAACTGTACAGAGATTAAACCACCAGTTCCTAACTGGAAACCAAAATTTGATTTTAAAAATAATAGATGGATTGAAATGGCAACAGATGAAGAGAAGAAAGGTAGCGCTGTTGATGACGTCACCGAACTAGAGAAACTGAAAAGAGAAAACGAAGAGTTAAAAAAGGCGGCTGAAGAACAAACAATTCAAATGACGGATACGCAACTAGCGATAGCCGAGGTTTATGAGATGTTGGTTCCTGCAAGCAAGGAGGCTAAATAAATGGCGAATATCTATGTCAGTTTGATCCAGAAAGGTCTGAGAACTATTGAAGAAGTACCTAAAACAATCAGAAAAGAAGTTCAAGCAATCTTGGACGCAGAAATTGCGGCTTAGGATTGCTTTTTATTTGCTCAGAAAAGAGGTGAATACAATGGCAGTAGTCTACGCGACGTTGATTATCAAAGGCAAGAAGACGATCGAACAAGTACCTGGTCTGATCCGCGAACAAGTGAGAGAAATCTTACTGGATATGGATTTACCAGAATTAGCAGAATAGACGAAGCGTACTCGGATGAGTATTTTTTTTATTTTAGGTAAAGGAGTTGTCACATGATCAATTTAGGGGAATGGGGAACAATCGCAGGATCAATCACTGCGATTGTTTCTTTGATTTTATTAGTAATAAAACCAATTACTGCATCTTTCTCGAAGATTACTGAGACTCTTTCAAAAGTAAGCCACAATTTAGATTTGCTAACAAAAGATTTAGAAGCCAGCAAAAATGATCGACTTACGATACACGAAGAACTGAAAAGTCACGATGAAAGATTAGATAAGCATGCAGAAAAATTGGCGGAACACACGCAACAAATTAAAACTTTGTTTAGGGAGAGAAGAAAATGAATAATAAAACGTTCGAAGTACTAAAATGGTTCGCACTGGTAATTATTCCCGCACTAGCTACTTTCGTGGGGTTAGTTGGTAAAGCGCTCAATTGGCAGTACACAGATATCTGTGTTGTCATCATTACTGGTTTTAGCACGTTTTTAGGGAGTGTGTTGGGTGTATCAAATCGAACCTACAAAATGTTCTCGGCTGAAAGCGAAGAAGGAGGGACCAAATGAAAAAGAAAATAGTATTGTCATTGAGCCTTTTAATGGCTCTTTTTTTGTTGCCAGTAAATGGATTTGCCTACACGATTAATAATGAGTTTAACTTAGCATCTAACCAGGGCGATTCTCGATTAGCTTATCAAAATTATATTCTCATCCATGAAACTGCGACACTTGCTCCTGCGCGTAATGTAGCAGCTAATATGAAGAATAATTATAATGGTATTAGCCCTTATACAACTGATGTTGTTGGAGACGGAGGGATTGTTTACCGAGTAGGAGAACCAGGCTATGTTTCTTGGGGTGCACTGAATGCGAATCCATATGCTCCTGCACAAATTGAATTACAGCATACTTACGATCGTAACCTGTTTGAAAAAAATTATCGTGCTTACGTAGAATTAATTCGTGATTACTGTAATCAGTTTAATATTCCTAAGACTTTAGATACGGGGTATCCGAATAAGGGAGTAAAATCTCATTTATGGGTAACAAATACCTACGGAGGAGATCATACAGATCCTTACGGTTATCTTTCTGAAATGGGCGTAAGTAAAGAAAAATTAGCATATGATTTAGCTCATGGATTTACCGATGAAAATCCGACAACTTCAGATGATAAACCAGTCATTGATCCAACACGAGCTGGTGCAGCTAATCCGACTTTAACAGATGGAACGAATCATTCTCACATTGATCAGTTTGGGGAAATCGAAAATGCGAACTTGCACGTCGCTGGATGGCATATTGCTAACTATCAATACGAGTACATTTTCATCATGGACTATAATACTGGAAAAGAACTAGCACGAGTAAATGCTAATGGCGTTTCACGTCCAGATGTGAACCAATCTTATAGCACTTATGGAAACGTCGGTTATCATGTATCATTCAACATGCGTAATTTCTCTAACAAGAAAGTATACGTTATGATGCGAGCAACTAATGATCCTGAAGGAAACACTAAAGGCGGTGCGCAAGATTTTCATGATAAACGCTGGTATTTAAATATTCCGAAACGATAAAAAATAGCCCCTCGTTGAGGGGCGGTACATATAGTTTTCAATATAGTTGCTAATATTGTTAGCTAATTTGTAAGCAAAAATGTTTACGAATTTAGATAGTAAAAAATAGGATTGTTCTTAGCATACAGGAATTTCTAATATTGCGTTACTATCTAAATCTTCTGTCCAATTAGCTAATAAAATTAGCTAATAATTTAGCTCATATATATTGACTTTCCTTTGTGACTGTCAGATAATTTTAGTGTAAGGAGAATATAAACGTTTTTAAGGTAACTCCTTTTTGTTAGGTTTTATCTACCATCACAATAAAATAGATGGATATATGCATAATAAACTCATTATGTTTTTTAGTATAAGTATATAAATCCACTAATTTTTATATGCTCAATTATAGCCTGGAGGAATAGTAGCATGAATATTACGATTAGCATAAATAAAGAATTTGGAGAGCTGACAGAAAAAAAAATCAATAGAATTGCTCAAAGTTTTAATGATATTGTAAATGTGCAAAATATTGATTCTCAAATTGCTTTTTTTCAATTTAGCGATCATGCTTTAGTATTGAATCGTCCTAATAATGAAATTGCTGTAGCCTTTTCTTCGAAAGGTCTAGTAAATGTTTCCTTTAAGAAATTAACTATTTTGCTAGATTTGTTAGACCTTGACAATTATGGAAGAACCAATATTTCTATAGAAGACATTATAGATCAAGAGTTTTCTGTAGCTGAAAAAAGCTTAGATAGATTAGGAATAAACGACAGCGAAATAGATGGAGTTGGTTTGAGAATCTTAGTGGATACTTTTGGGGATAATCCGAAAGAATTTAAAATTGAACCCCGCATTGATGATTTTAATAAATTATATATATTTTGTAACCAGTCACAAACTAAAGTTGCAGAATTAACAGAGGAATTTATAGATGATTCAGTGAAATATTTGTTAGATAAATCTGATGAATACAAAACATTTTATTTAGAAAAAGGTGGTATTAGTGGCCAATAAGGAACTTGTTCTAATTAAAGAAAAGAAAAAAAGAGAAAGAGCCAAAAGATTAGAAGTAATTAAATCGACTGGTAGGATTATAAGCGTAACCACTCTAGTTCCTTTTTTTCAAGATGATATTAATGTAAAAGAGGGAGAGAAAAAATATGACATTTAATCCTTCTTTGCCCTTTGACATATCAAATAAAAATTGGTCCGATAGCAATTTATTTCCGAATGAAATGTATTTAGATACTAATCTCGCTTTAATGTTAGTGTTGAGAAAGCCTAATTTTTATAAAGTTGAAAACTTTCTTAAAGAGTACGCAATTACAAGAGGAAATGATGTATTTTGGTCTGTCCTGACTGAAAGTGAATTATTTGAATGTATACATGTTGATACTTTAAAAAGTAATGCGAGTAAGTTTGGATATCAACCGGCAAAATGGAAAGATATGGAAAATGAACTTGATCAAAAGAGTTTTTCTATGATAAATAATGAAGCTGATGATAGATTTACTTCTGCTATTAATGTATTAAAACAATATGGTGAAGTACTGGACGATGTAAATCCATCTAATCAACCTGATAGCCGCATTATTATCAAGGAAAATGCTAGAAAAATATATACAACGTATGGCGGTGGAATAAAGGATGCTGAACACATAGCTATTGCGAATGAATATGGAATTAATAATATATTAACTAATGACTCTAATAGTGGGAACGGTTTTTTTAGATATCCTCAACAGAATATTTACGGAATATCTAAATTCATATCTAATGGATATAATCCTAACGTTAAGCCTAATGAATACAAGGACTTAATTAAAGAAATTTAAAATATTAATTTCATCTAGTTTTTTCTGTAAAAATTATTTCCGATTAATATAAGTAAATTGAAAATAAATTATCAACTTTTAGTGTCTTTCTAGATAACAAACTTATACATCATAACCTTAGTGTGTTATCTTAGTATCGGGAATATGAGTTATTATGATAATAGAATCTATTCAAGGCTACCTGAAAAGGTAGCCTTTTTTAATCTTTATATTTTTCTGGATCAACGAAAGTATACTTCACGTAATCGTACCGCCGATGATCGCCCCGCACATCTGGAACGTCAGTCACAATATCAAACAAAAAGTATACGTCTTGTTTCATTCTCGTTTTCGCAGCAGGAATTTTAAAGTAGTTCTTATTAGAATAATGGAGATTGACTAGCAGGCTAGTTTCAATTGCTAAAAAGACTACTTCAGT